AGATTGATGCTTAAGATCACCGATCCATCCATCAGACTTCCGGCTGCGATCCAAGAACGCTCCATTTATTTGGTCGCGTAGTGTTTCAGCAGCTTTAGATAAATATGGCTTCATCAGCCAAGTATTGTTTGAAGTTCATCAACAGTTAGACCTAAGCGATCAAGAATGGCTTGGCGTTCTGCTGCCTTTGCTGCCGCTTCGGCTTGTCTTGTTAATGAATTGGCAGCATCAATTTCCATCTGCTTCAATTCTTCATCATTAAGTTCTCTTAATGTTTCTTCGCCTGTTTCTACATTTACAATCAGTTTAATCATTATGAGATACCATACAATCTGATAGAAGTGTCTGTTGCATTGGATAAAGTGGCTGAGCCGCCATCTCTAGCAATATCAATTGAAGTAATTGCTGAAGTGCTGTTAAAAGTAAATGTATAATCTAAAAGCATATAATTGCCATCAGTACTATCGTAGTAATTTGTTATAAATCGTCCAAATTTTAATTTACTGGTTGAAGTGTAATTATCAACTAATAACATGCCCTTAACATCATCTTGTAGAGTTCCACCAGTAGCAGCGCGACCAAATCCAAAAATGTTAAAACCTGCTTTTTGACCAAGCAATTGATCTTGAGTGCTTCCATGAACTTCAACTGAACCTTTGCCAGTTAATCCTGTTATTTTATATATTGAAGTCGAAGCATTGTTTAATCTTACTGAAAATTGACTGCCAGTTGTTGAATGTCTAACTCCATGAAAAACAAAAAGAATTTGCTTGTAAGTTTGTGGGATGCTTGACAAAGTTACACTTGTAACAGCACTTAATTCTGTTTCAGAAATTAAAGTAACTCCACCCGCTGCAATTGTTGTAAAAGTAAAATCTAAATCTGTGCCTGATGCTTTAGATAAAACTTGACCAGTAGTTCCACCTTTAAGATCGACTAAAGATGTATCGATACCATTAGCAAGTGTGCGGATTGCAAGCGCGCCATCTTTGACCAAATCTGTATCTGCTGGAGTAGTCCAGTTAAAATTCGTGGTATTCGGCATTATTCTCCTATCAGGCTACGATTGTAGCGTATTCCCATGTCAAAGTGTTGCTTAAAGTGTCCCATGCCTCGTTTACAGGCACGGTATTCCATCTCATTGCCACCTGGCTAAATGCCGTTGGTGATAAATTTAATGTAATGTAAAGTTGGTTAAAACTGACTGACCAAGACCAGCCCTCAACATAACCCTCAAACTCACCGCTTGAAATCTGATCTGGCAGGTTAATCAAGTGAATTGGCATTCCCATAAAAACACCGAGTAGGGCATCACGATCTGCATCATCAATTTCAGAATTTGTCAATGGGAAGGTTATCGTGTCAAAGACTGGTTGAGGATAAGCGCGTTGGGCAATATAACGATCGGCCACCGCTTGAGCATCTACTTGAGCATGAATGGTTGATTGAATGGTTTCGGCTTTATACCCATAAGTTGCAATTGAATCGGCGTCGCTGGCAGTTTCCTGTTGGTTAAAGTTATTGCCATAATTTATATAAACATCATTGCGAATATCGCCAGCCCTGGTTGTTGTCTTTAATCCTCGACCAATTGCATGGCCAGCGTCTAATTGAACATAACCATTATTTAAAAGATAGTTTTGGCGGTGGTCAGCATCAGCATAACCAACATTGCCAAACCGATCTTCAAACAAATACCCGAACGCTGAATTGGCAATTAAGGCTGCAATGTTGTAAACCGTATCTGGACTGGAAGATCGATTTTCCATTGTGTAAAGTCCTGGTGTATCTATCTCACCAAGTCCAACATTCTCAGCATTTTCCCAAGTTATTGTCGGATCGTAGTTTTGCCATTCTTCACCTGCTGGCACTTCATTCCAGGCACCAAGTAGTAAATCATCTAATAAATCTAAAATCTGATTTCCATCTTCATCTTGAGATAAAACACCATCAGTTATTGTTTTTTGTAATTTAGCCAATGCACCTACTGCAATAATGTTGTATCTAATCTCTTTACCAATTGCACCAGAAAAACCAACCTCAACAGTCAAATCAGTTATATTACCGCCAAAAATACTGACATAAGTATTGGTCGAATCTTTGACTTGTAATGCAATGCCGTCATTTATGTCAAAGTTAAATGTTTGATTGTTTAAAGCCACAAGAGTAATTTGTAAATATGACGCAATGGGTTGAGTATAAATATCCTGACGGCCAGCAGCATGACTTAATTGAGCCAGGGTTATGTTTGTGTAATCAACCCCATTAACGGTCAATTTCCAATCGGGAGTAAATACGCTCATAAATTATCTGAATTTATCGAAGAAACTTGTGCCTCGGGCATCAGATTGTGTTGCATAATCTTGCAAGGTTCTATTCAATCCTTCAGGATCAACAACTGCACCTGAAACATAAATGTTCGTTGTATTACCACCAGTTTGGCCAAAAGGTGTTCCTGTTGCGGCTTGCTGACTGCTTAAGATTTCAGCCTGGCGTTCTAACACTTTAAACTCAGCAGTTAATTTATCAAATTGTGCTTGAGCAGCCTTTTTGCTTATTCCTTCACTTGCAACTAAAAATGTTAAATCAGCAAACTGATCTTGAATGCCAGTTAAACGATCTGCAAGATTCTTTAAACTTGTCGCACCAGTTGCAGTTGCTGAAACACCAGCACCGCCACCACCACCACCGCCGCCTGAAAATCCAGCAGCGCCACCTGCAAAACCAGCAGAACCGCCTGCAAAACCAGCAGCCCCACCACTAGCAATTGATCCTAAACTGCTTAATTGACTGAATCCGCCACCACCAAAACCACCAGTTTCATCATCTCCACCAGCAGCAAACTGACTTAATCCATAAGTAGCAGCAACAGCGGTTAATGCTAAGGCAGCCGCACCAATGGAAGTGCCACCAGTAGCGAATGCAGTTGCAACTGCTGCACCTGCTGCTGCTGTTCTCAATGTTTTCATGGCTGCAACTAATGTAGTAATAGCAGTAACAAATGCAGCAATTTTATTGGCAACAAATACTGTTGCAATAATGCCGCCTAATATGACTAATTCGTCTTTAATTTTAATAACAAAATCAATAGTTGACCTTAGTTGTTGCCCAAAATTGTAAGCGCCTTCAGTTGCTTGTGTAACGCCTGCTTCAACAGAATTTTGTCCTACCAAACCTGCAACTAATGCGTTTAACGCTGGCACTAATACTTCAAGAGTAAATTTAGCAAGGCGATCAACAACTGGCAGTAATGCAGCACCAATAGATTCTTTTGCTTCATCAACTGCAATCTGTATTCTTGCAAACTGCTTTTCGGTAGTTAAGGCTTCATTCTCAGCAAAATTACCGAAGGTTGTTGTAAGAGTTTTATATATTAAATCAAAATCCTTAGACTTAATAATGTTTTGATCTAAACCTAAACCTAATCTACCTAATGAAGTAACATTGCCATCATAGGCTTTACCTAATGCGTCAGTAACAGTTTGTAATGGTTTACCAGTTGCAGCAGATACATCTAACGCTAGGTTAAGTAAATCTTGTGCCTTTTGAACATCATTGGTTGATCTGACCAATCTTGCAAGTGCAGGTCTTAATTGATCATCAGTTACACCAATTGCAATTGAAGTTTTGTCAATGTAATTAGCAACGGCAGCAGTTTGTTCGGCAGTTGCCTTTGTAGATGCACGAATTGTTTCTTCAAGTTTTCTTTGTGCAGCCTGATCAGCAGCAGCATTTTTAACGGCAGATATTGCAAACGCGGTAGCAGCAGCGCCAGCAACGGCAAACGCGGCGGCGGCCTTCTTACCAAAATCAATGATCTGATCTTTAGAGTTATCGACTACCTTTTCGGCATCTTTTAAACCTTTACGAAGGCCATCAATGTCAGCAGCAAGTGCTACGGTTAAGGTTCTAGCCATTGTCAAATTCCTTCTTTATGTCAATGATAACATCTTCAAATTCTTTAATCACTGAAGGTTGCAAGTGCCTTAATGTTGGGAATATAAACCAGCCGCGTGAACCTGGTCCTTTAGGCGCTGGACCTGACCATCTTGGGAATTGCGGATAAGCCTTTGATCCAAATTCATGGGCTGCACCAATTCCCACTCTTTGTCCTGGTGCTTCGTTCCTTGTATTGAATTGAGTTGTTGCACCGCCTGAAAACTTTTGACTTGCAAAACCAAATTTGATTTCACCTAAAACTGAAGTCTTGCTGACTTTACCACCTTGAGCAACACGATCGGCAGCCTTGCCCCTAGATGCAGCAACATTGCGAATTTCTTTTAATGTTCGTTCTGCAATTGCGCCAACGCGTCTTGCTGTTTCCTTTTGTGCAATCTCGCCCATTTCACGAATTACTTTTGCAAACTGGCGTAACTCTTTAGGATCATAAACAATTACTGGATCAGCCATCGCTTCTCTCCTTTAGAATTTCAATTGCGGTTAATATGTCTTCGGCTTCAGTCCATTCGCTCATTGGGATTTGTGTGGCAATTGCCAACTGAATCAATAAACGGCTTAGACTTCCTGCGGGGTGGCTTTTGGGTTTGCATCACCGACTATTACATCTGTAACAGTTTCGCACCAGGCATCAAAGGGTTTGACTGGCTTGCCAGCCGCTTCCCGCTTCTGTGCATGATAAGCAAGGAACATAAGATCAGAGATACCCATTTTGTCTTGTGCTTGGCCAATAATGTTCCCTGTCTGTTTTTCCCATTTTGCCCACTCAGGCGGTTGGGCTACATAAGTTGCTTGCTCGCCTGAGTTATATTCAATTGTAATTGGTAGTTTCATTAGTTGCTCCCGTTTCTAATTATTAAGCGAAGTTCTCTGCTGGCACTCCAATAACTTGGAATGTTAAAGAAACTGTTTGTGCATCTGGTGCAGTTCCGCCTGCTGATGGCCAAGTTGGTAAAACCTGGAATGAAAATACTGCGCCTGATGCTGCTGTAAATACAGTGTTAATTCCTGTATCTGGTGCAGATTCAGCAACGCCCCATAAAATCTCACAAAGTGATCCTGCGGCGCCCCAATCGGCTAACATCTCTACCGCTAGGGTAAAGTTGTTGTCAATTACTTTAAAACTCTTTCCATCTAGTGTTTCATAAGTCTGACGGTTCATTTCGCCAGTCAATGTTGCACTTGTTGCTTGTGCGTCGAAAGTGTTACCGCCGATTGTGAAGGTAACATCCCGACCAGTTATTACGGTGGTAGCCATTTCGCTCCTTAGGTTGTTTGGGTGTAGTAG